GACTTGCCTATTTCCCACGTTTGTCCGTAGCTGGTTCGTGAAGGATATGCTCTGCTTCCTCTTTTGTCATTGTCATCATCGTGTCCTTCATCGCGGTCAGATATATGGTAGCTGTCAAGTAGTCTTCCACTGGAATTTTTTTTTTGCCGACAGCTATAACCTTCATCAGCTCATGATCTCCATATTGTTTGATATAAAAGAACCAACGCCACAAAAAGGGATAGAGGAACTTGATTTTCCAATATCCATTCAAAATGATAGCGGCTGCACATTGGCAGCTGATCTTATCATCATTCCCTGATTTCTGCATCGTACTGGTGAATTTGCGTATAGTCCCTCTTTTCAGCCACGAAATGCCATATTTCTTTCCTCGGACTTCCACATAATCCACACTGTCTTCCATCACATCATTCAATAATTTTTCATCCTCCGATTTAGGAAGTGTTATATTGTTTTCTTTTGTCATACTTTATTGTGTTTTATACGAAAAAAAAGGTGGTGGCCGGTATCAAGTAGCTCACCACCTTTTCGCTGATATGAATTTTGCAAAGTGTTATATCCTAAACTTTTTAGTCGGATGCTTTTTTACGTAAAATGTAAATAGAGGCCCCCTTAGCATCATTCAACGGAGAAACAGATACATTAAAGTACCCCGGCTTGTCCTGCTCGCTGACGAGGTTGCTATACCCCTCGATATTCGGTAAGAACAAGGCTGTTTGACGGTCTTCACTACGCATGAAGAGTCCTCCGGTTACTTTCTTCGGTTCAATATTGTAACCTTCACCTTCATAAGTCTCACCATCAATCGTAGTAGTCATAGTCACTGTTCCCGCTTTCTTGTTCAGTAACAAGTCATTGATTTTTCCTGCCACGGAAGGTACTTGAAACTGAATATCGGAATCTCCGGCATTAGCAACGGAAGTCCAAGTGGCACCGGTTGTCAACTTGATCTTGGAAACATCGGCAGCTCCGGTATCAAATGTAACTCCATCAGAGAGTACCGGTAGCTCCATATCAAAAGCCGCTAAAGTTGCGAGGTCACTATTGACTTTGGACACATAATAAACCTCCTTCATTTGATTAAAGAGCACCTTTAACTCTTCCAGTTTGGTAGTAATAGAAATCTCTGCCATAATCGTATTTTTTTAAGTTTGTGTCATTTGTTTATTATTAGCTTCGCTTGTATAATTAAAGAATGAAAACCGAGTCCGTCATTTCCTCCGGGAAGTAATCGTGGACTTACAGCTGAAAACAATTCCGTCACTATTGGAAATTTTGAAACCACTTCCATTTGCATTTCATCCAAACGGACTGTATTCTCAATACCGTTTGAGCGATCATGCGCAAAGACGTTTATCTGACAGTAAGTGTCTTGGTAGGTACTTCCTTTATCTTGGATAGTTTGTGGCAGCCGGATAACAACAAAGTCCTTCATTGCCTTTTGTTCAGCAGCCGGACGATCTGTTATAAAAACTTTTTCACTAATGCCGGTTACTGCATCAGCGATTTGTTTTAATATATCCATACGTCTATAAACTATCCGTCCCATTATCTCATTGGTTTAAAGTTCTTGAATAATGTATTTTGTGCCCTTTGAAATGTTCCGGTCAGAACATCTGCATTCAACACATTCTCCAAATAGGTTGAATATTCAGTACCCGTGCACATTACTATCTCAAATCCTTTACGTGATTCCGACTTATATCTTTTCAAGAAATCAAAGGAGAATGCTTCGCCATAACCTTTATCAGTTTCTATTGTTCCAGTAAAACGTCTGTTCTGATTATCATAACTGACACCTACAAATGTTTCACCTTTAGTCAGCTTTACTCTCACCGGTTGTTTCATTGAATCTCCACTACAAACGAAATAGGAAAATCTACCGTCCATGAATAATCCGCACGCATAACTGGTTATTGTATTACCCGTAAGATTCCGAAAGCCTGACTTGTTATCAAGTGCATCTTGGATAAGTTCTTCACAGCATTTAGTCAAGACATCAAAGATATATCCTGAAACAAGCTCCTTTGCCTTCCTTATTCCTTCATCAAACAATACTTCATTGCTCCGGTTATCCATGCGTTAATTTTTTGCAAGATTGAAATACACAGTTGTTCCCAAATTTCCGGCATAGCTATCAGTAACCATACATTGAGTGAAAGTGCCTTGTCTGTCCGTGACATCTATCAGATCACCGGCCAATATTCCTTCAACAATTCCGGGAAGGCTCAACAGATAATCGCTCTTTATCACATTATCGGTTTTGAATGTCCGCAAATTTGTACTACCTTCCTTTCGGCATATACCTTCATACAAGATCACCTTCTCACCATCACTGAAAGAATCCTCACCTATAATTCGGTAAACAGTACATTTGTGCGGATGCCGTGGATTATTTACTTTCATACTCAAAAATTGACTATTCTGATTTTAGTGCCCTTTACAACTTCTTCATCCCATTTCTCATACAGTTCTTTCGCCATTTCACGGAGTTGCCGCTTGTCGTATGCGCTGGTCTGCCAACCACCTTCCTTATGCTTCCATCCCCCGTCACTGTCTTCGGTATCATTCTTACTGCTTGGAGTGCTTGCACACCACATATAAATATCGGCAGTGGCAAGATCAAGTTGCCTTTCGGTCAGTTCACTTACCATTGTTCCAAAAGCGATTTTCCGCTTGACAAGAACCCTTTTGAGGGCGTTATCCGCTATTTCATAAGCGGTTGCGCCACTCAAAAAGTCTTCAATGGTCATATCTTCCGTATGAGAAAGTTCCTCACTCATTCTTGCATGAAGTTAAGAGTTACACAGTCACAGTAGAAATGAACATATACTGCGGCATTCTCGGCACACACATTTGGGCGGCTTCACTTTCAATATAGATTGAATGTGTTTCAGGATTGGCTCTCTGTGTCAGTTTCAAACGTCCACCGTCATAAGAAGCAACCTTGTTTGCCTCATATCCCAAAGTCAAAGGTTCCACACCTTGAATTGTACCAATCTGACCTACCGGTATAAAGGCGATATTGGTAGCCTTGAAGTTTTCCACTTGTTCAGTGATAAGATCAGGCTGTCCGTCTGCATCCTTACCGGGCTTGTCAACAAAAGCATAGCTGTCACGTGGTACGATTTCATCCACTTTAACCAGTTTCTTGAAAATGGCTTTCAGGCGGTCTTCATCTTCATTCTGTGCATTGGCAATAACCGTACTATCATCCGTCACAGTCGGATAGAGAGAATGACCGATACGTTTAAGAACCGCAGTATGAGTCATTAAATCATCCCACAAGTCCTGCGCCAGCTCCATCCTGATCTTGCCCAAATAATGATATTTGCGGCGAATCTCTTTCACTCTGTTCTTTATATCCATAATCGGATCAGAGGCAGAGCCTTGATTTGCCGGAATATGTTCATCCTTAGTCCACCAACGGCTTGTGCCGGCCAATACCTGGTAATGGTTTTCAGGGATATTAAAGTCAATAGTGATACCCTTCAAACCACGTGGGTTGTTATCAGTATCAATAGTGAACTTACCCGTGGAAACAATTCTCATTCGCTGGTGAGTAAGCGCATTGTAGTACGATCCGATAAGACCGTCAGCACTTTCATCAAGCAAGCCCAAGAACACATTCTGCATCTCTTCCGTCAATGCGGACATGCCTACCCGTTGCAACAGCTGTAATTGTTGTCTCACAGTCACACGGTTCAAACGGTAGAACTTCTTTTGAGTCGGGATATTACCCGTCCTTCCTTCGAGTTCTCCCAATGCAGCTTCATAACCCGGACTTTCCGGATCAACGTAAGCTGGCAGCGTTTTCACGCCGAGGCTCGTAATAAGCTGGGAGAAAGTATAATCCAACTTGGTTGCTTCAAATTCAAAACCATCAATTTGAAGTAGGTCATACTTCTCCTTGTAACGGTCAATAAATTCTTGCCAAGTGTCCCCACCAAGCCCATATTCGATAACCTTGTACAAATCAATAGGAAGTGTATTCATACAATTGTCGTGTTTTAAATGTTATTTTCAAATTCTTCTACTGCACCCATACAATTTGAGGAAGTGTAGTAATCTTTTGCAGGATAGCAACCACTTTTTCGTCAAACATGTACTGATAAATCTCTCCGGCATAGACTACTGTCCCACTGGCCTTCGTGTTTTCACTGGCTACAAGAACATCTTCTTGCAAATAGCCATTAATACCAAGAGTGGTAATATCTGATTCAGCCGCCTTAATCTGTTCGTCCGTATAGGCTTTAAAAGTCTTGCCTGAAAGATCAAACTTCACTGCTGTACCGGCAGGAATCTTGCCAACCGCAACCCAATCGGAAATGTTACTCACCATACCACCGCCCGGATAACGGTGACGGATTTCACGCCACACTTTACGGGCATGTCCGTATTTCACGGTGTTCACATCAAACGTGTTACCCATTGTTCCCATACATTTATTGTTTTAGAGTTAATAATTTCAATTCTTCTTCCAGCCTTCCTTCTTGCCTTTACGTTCAAAGTATCTGCTGGCTGCATTGTGTTGTGTTCCACCTGAACCGTCAGAAGTTCTTGGGGCGGTGCCATAACCCCTGCACGCCTTATATTCTGCATCATATTTCGGCAGAAATTCAGTAACCAGTTCATCCACAGTTTTCTTGGTATCGAAAGTTACCCCTTGTAAGGTCTTGCTCAACACATAATCATCATTCGCTTGTTTGGCCTTCATTGCAGCCGTAACCTTCTTCAACAAATCAGCTTGAACCTTTTTGCTGTCTTCCGCGTCTAAACGTGCTTCCAGTTCTTTCAGTTTCTTCTCCAGTTCATCATCGTTTTTCGGTGGTACCGGTGGAGTTGGAGGTGTCGGGGGAGTCGGTTGGGGCTTATAGTTTTTCTTAAAGTCCTCAACTCTGGTTGCGACATCATGGTTGTACTGTCCTTGCATCCCTTTCAGAAAATTCACAGCCTTGTTCCAATAAGCCTCGTCAGGCTCCGAACCTTCGGCTATGGGATTAAGTTCTACATACGTCTGTAATGTCTGCGGTGAAAAACTGGTTTCTCCAAGTTTCTCACTTAATGTGGATAAGATTTTTTCTTGTTCCATCGTGTTTATTTTGTGTTTATGTTGAATAAAAAAAGAGTCAGACAATGCTTTTTGCATCAATCTGACTCTTTGGTCTTATTTTCCATTTAATAGTGGGCAGTATTGGACTCGAACCAATGAAGACGAAAGCCAATAGATTTACAGTCTATCCCGTTTGCCACTTCGGTAACTACCCGTTTTGCGGAAGCAGAAGGATTCAAACCTCCGAAGCCTTTCAGCTTGCCTCTTTAGCAAAGAGGTGGTATCGTTCACTCACCCATACTTCCAATATGCGACCTACAAGATGTCTCGGTGAAACCACCGCATTTCCCTTGTATTTCGGACGTTATTCATTCTGTGTAGCGTATTAGAGAATCGAACTCTGGTTTCCACCGTGAAAAGGTGACGACCTAACCGTTAGTCGAATACGCCATTTGTTGAGATACAAGGATTTGAACCTTGAATAGCAGAACCAAAATCTGCTGTGTTGCCATTACACCATATCTCAATATGCGCGAAGAGAAGGACTCGAACCCCCGACAATCAGGTTTGGAATCTGACGTTCTTCCAACTGAACTATCTCCGCTTCATTGCGCCCGGTGATAGAATCGAACTACCGACCTTTACATTAACAGTGTATTGCTCTACCAATTGAGCTAACCGGACAATATACCTATACTCACCTAACCTGCGATACCCCATTTCAGCGTACCTGTGGGAATTGAACCACACCGTATAGGTTTTGTGGAAAGAGATGAAATCGAATCACCTTAACCGGATTTTCAGTCCGGCGCATACACCACGTCTGCCATCTTTCCATATTCTCCCTTTATCCCCATACGCCACATCGAAGGGAGAAACAATGCGGCAACTCCAACTATTGTTGCGGAGATTCGACTCGAACGAATGACCTTTGGGCTATGATCCCAACGAGCTACCAGCTGCTCCACTCCGCGATATTATCCTGAAAACTACTTTGTACCCACAATATCCACATTTATGTAGTTCTTGCATCTACGACACTTCACTCTCAATATAACAACACCATTGACATAGCTTATATCAGTTAGTTTCTGACCGCATATCGGACATAAAACTATCTTGTTGTATATTTCCCTTTGATCTGCATCTTTATCCGCACTAATTTTTATCATACTCCATGTTTTCGTTGCAAATATATGTACTGGATTTCTTTTCTCAAAACATTTTTGATATTATTTTCTATTAAAATGTAGAAAATAATACTCTTTATGCGTATTTTTGTACTGCAATATTAGAATCAGAGCTTATAGGCCGGTCTCCACATGTGTAATGTGAGGATCGGTTTTCTTTTTATGGAGAAATATAGTGGAATAAAAACGGTTAATGCCAGTTTGGTGCTTGATTATGAATATATCCAAATGTTAAGGGACGCGGATAGGAAAATTCCTAATCCGAATAAGATAATCGCACAAGGTGGAGGGCAGGAAAACATGCTCTCCACCCCGGCTGATATTACCATCTGTGGGGGATGCCGTGGGGGAAGTAAAACTTTTACTCTTCTTATGGAAACATTGAAAGATATAAAAAATAAAAACTTCCGTTCTGTTCTTCTCCGGCATGAGATAGACGATCTCTCTGATATGGTAGAAACATCATCCACCTTATATGATGATTTTGGGGAATACAACAAGTCCAAAAACGACATGCGTTGGAATTTCTATAAAGGTGGATTTTTAAAATTCAGCTATCATGCTGACACACTTGACGATTTCAAAAAGCGTTTTCAAGGTAAACAGTTCGCATATATAGGTGTGGATGAAATAACCCACATGGAATATCTCAAATTCAAATACCTTATCACTTGTAACCGTAACGCCTTTCATATCCGTAACCGCTTTATTGGAACATGTAACCCTGATCCTGACAGCTGGGTTGCAAAATTCATTGACTGGTGGATCGGAGAAGACGGTCTTCCAATCCCGGAACGTGATGGCAGAGTCCGATATTGCTTTATGGACGGGGACAATGTTTCAGGTATATATTGGGGAAATACCCGTGAGGAAGTATATGAGCAATGCAAGGATATTATACACGCCTACTGGAAGCCGGAGTATGAGCAATATGGTACACCACAAGAACTGTTTATCAAGTCAGTTACTTTTATTGAAGCAAAACTTTCCGATAATGTAAAACTGATGTCTTCTGATCCGACTTATTTGGCTAACCTTGTCAACCAGTCAGACGAACAACGCGCACGCGATCTTGACGGTAACTGGAAATACAAAGCTGCCGGAGATGATATAATAAAGCTGACTCACATGGAAGCCTTATACCGCAATTCCATGCAGATAGGTGATGGAATACGCCGGGTATCGTGTGATGCGGCATTTGAGGGTGGCGACAGTCTTGTCATGTGGCTGTGGGAAGGATGGCATATAAGAGACATATTTGTTTGCAAACTTGACAGCAAGAAAACAGTCGATACCGTAAAAGCGGTGCTGGAAGAATGGCATGTAAGGGAAGAATGCTTCACCTA